TACTTCTTATATCGTTTTATCGTTTTACCGCCTGTTCTGATAGTGTCTAAATACTCTATCTCATTAGGGAATCGCTCTCTTGAAGAATGACTGCACCTAACAGCAGATATATTCAAGTGCTTACTTTCGTACTCTTGAACTATCTGTTTTGCTTTTAAATAATCTTGTTCTGTTATCATAATTTATCGTTTTAATTCGCACCTAAATATACCTGCAAACCGTTATAGCCAATGCTTATTTCGTGCTTTTCTATCAGCAGACTTCTTATTTAAAGCCCATAAGCTATTTTCACCATAAAAAAATTCGGTTAGTCCTTTTGATTTATATCTATCTCTTTCTGCTTTAACCAATCTAATTTTCTTTTCTTCCTCTGTTTCTATATCATCAAAAAACATTGGGTGATTATTTCTGTGTTCTTGTTCTGTTAAAGCTGACATCATTAATGCCATACCTAACATTGATTTCATTTTACTCATTTTTTATTTATTTTATTGTTAATTAATCGCACTAGGCTATAACAGCATCTATACGCAACAACGTACATATCCAAGGTGTGTATAGTTTCAAAACGTTATAAGCCATTACAATAACATCAAAGCCTTATTCTGTAAGTCTGTTAATTCAAAACTTGCTTTAAGTTTCTCAACTGTATAAGTTCCTTGCTTAATTGTTTCTAATGCTTTTTCAAAACGTGTGTTATCAATAGTTTGTTTCTTATGGTCGTTAGTAGCGTCTGAATCTTTAGTATCGTCAATCAAAAATAAACCGTTTAAAGCGTATTTACGTGCATAACTAGATGAACTACCATAACATTGTGCAACATCCATTCCTTTACGGTTAATATCAATACCAGCTTGAGCAGTTACAAAGATTTCTTCTTTTGTTTCATTGTCGATTATTCTAGCTTCTGATTGTACAAACACTAAACTACCAACTTCTTTAACTTCATCACTAATTGTTAAAGTACAATTGTACGTTTTTAATAGTGGTTTTAACGCTTCTAATATATCTTCACAACTTCTGTAATGATACTTACCAAACCCATTAAATTGGTTTTTAGGTGCTTTTAATTCGCTTTGAATGTGTTTTAAACTTTCCATATTTATCTTATTAGTTTCTACAAATGTAATATAATTTATTTAATTACAAACTATCTTTAATAAAAAAAGAGTAAATTTCTTTACTCTCTCAAAACTAATAGAAAATATGCTTTGCAAATATAGTTATTTTATTTAATAATTAAGCATTGTTTCTTTAAATTCTTTGCATCAAATGATACGTGAACCCATGAATAGTTGTACTCGTTAATTAATTGTGTAAATTCAAGGTTAGCTTTTATCCAATCATGAATCTTTTTATTCTCGGTAACGCTTCCAGCATCAATGTCAATCGCTTCACCTTTACAATGTTGGCTTGTCGCACTCCCTTTTACTGCTTTATTTAAGTCTTTACCTCTATAAAAACTGTTAATTCTTAAAGGTTTTCCGTACCATTCTCGTAAAGGTTCAAAGCATTTTTCAGCTACTGTAATCATAGCTTTTAAATGTTCTAATGTAGGTTCGTTTTTAATACCTAACCTTTGAGCAGTTGCCGAAAAAGTAGCTTCTTTGAATGTTATATGTTTACTAATGTTCTCCATTATCTTTATTTTTTAGAATTATAGCAGTAGTTAAAATCAAAAATACTGCAACTAGTTCAATCATTATCTTAAAGTCTTTTGAGCGTGGTATAAAGCTTGTGTGCCTAATACACCTGACAACGCTTGTAAACCTACTTTAATCAATGGTCTATTGTCTACAATTCCACTTTCTGCAATTGTCAAACTCGCCACCGATAAAGCAGTAACTATGCGACCTGCTATCTTATGTTTTCTAGGTGTTTTACTTTTAATGTTTTCAATTAACTTCATAGTTATAGATTTATATTATTTTTTTTTAATTCTTTAAGTAGGTCCACAAATGCAGTAGCGTTATTGTTAATAGTTCTTTCAGCGTGGCGAACTGCACTTTTCAACTCTTCAATGTTTTGATTTTGTTGAGTAAACTTTAAATCGATTATCTTCTCTAAATTATCAAATTTAGTGTCGTGTGCTTGTTCTAATGCCGTAACTTTGCTTTTTAATACAGTAACAGTATCATGAAATTTACTGCTTTTAGAATCGACATTTATTTCAAGGTCTTTTAATTGTTTAATTAAGTCCTTAACAAAGTAACCTATAATAGCTACAACTAAACCAATAAATAGTTTTATGTAATCTTCTGCATTCATTAGATAAAAGGATTTTCTATAATTGGTGGCACATATTCAAATTCAGCTAATAAAAGTAAATAAGCGTAATTCGTATTAACTAATTCAGTTTTATCCGAATCACTTAAAAATAAAAACCAATTGTTATTAATATCCTGAACACAATTGAAAAAACAATTATCGTTATAAAATTGTCCTTGTATAGCGTTCTTTTGTTCTGTTGTTAGTTTATATCCTATCATATTAATAAACATTTATACCTAATGAAGTCATCATTGTATTAACTGCATTTGAAAAATTAGTTGCTTCTGTATCTGTAAATCCTAATCCAATACTTGAAAATGAACAAGGAACATTTGTATATGAACCTGCAAATGGAGCTAAGTATCTGGAAACTGCGGATATTAATATTTCTCCATCATCTTTACTGCTAGAATTAACTGCATTTTTTAAAAAAGAAGCACCATTTTTAAATAGTTTTTCAGTAGTGCTAGAATTTCTATTCATTATAAAAAAACCAGTAGGATTAACAGCTGTGTACGAAGTAGTTGAAGATGAATTTAATGTTAAATAAGAAGAACCACTTAAATTATGTATAATATAACCACGAAAATTAGAGAACCCACCAATTAAAGCACCTACACCATTTGACCTTCCATAATAAGATAAATGTGTTGAATTAAGTTGTAAAAAACTATTTGTAATTGGTATTATACCAGTAGATATATAAGCACTTGTACCGTTTGGAGTTGCTCCACTTGAATCAAAAGTCCATCCACTTGAATAAGTAATAGTATTACTTGGATTAACCAAATTAATAACATTTTTTGATGAACTACCTAGAAAATGTAAATTAGCCTGTAATAATTTTGCATAAGTACCATCATTTTTACAAGTAGTGAAAAAAGTATTTATAACATTCTTTTGAGTTAAATCAGTAATACCACTAGCCGTAAAAAATGCTTGTGCATCTGTGTCAAACGCAGCCCCACCACTCTTTAAAATAGTAGTTGCACCTGCTGAACCATATCCAAATCCTACTCCGTACATATTAACCTATAACTAAAGCTACTGAACCACTAGTTAAAGTAACTCCACTAAATAGAACACCTAAACCTGTAATAAACGCACCTGCTTTTACTGCCGTTGCTGGAGTTGAAATATAACTCGCTTTAACGTCTGTTCCTGCTACTCTAATAGCACTGAAAACCGTATCTTCTAATACTAGAATTCCTGCGATTACTTTAGTTACTGCTGTTGTATCGTTGCAAATGTAAACTCCTTTACTCGCTACTAATTTGTCTATGTTTGGTAAACTCATTTTATTTTATATTTTATTGGTAAACTCTAATTTCTAAACTTGCATCACTTAAAATAGTATCAGTTGAAGCACCTAATGAATTTAACGTTGTAATGTTAAACTCGTTTGCTGATAATCGACCACAGTAAACAGTGTAATCGTCACCTATATAGTTAAGCGTTAAAAAACCTACTGTTTTAGCCGAAGTAAACGCACCTGTTAACGTTCCTTTGTAGCTTCCTGCTGAAGTTCTAGTCCAAACAATTGCTCCTATTGTATTCTCTAAAACCGTTGCAGTAGGTGCACCTGTTCCAATTTGAGCCATTAAAGCAGTGTAAACTTTATAAGGTTTTAAATATTCAGAATTAACCTTTCTACTATCGTATGTCGCACCGTTATAAACTGCTACCTCTAGATAATCAGTCGCCTTAATTGGAACGCTGCTTGTTGTTAACTCACTTATTCTTTGATTGCTCATTTTGTTCTAACTTCTTTAATAATAACGTTAACTTTTTTAGGTTGTTATTTTTAGCTTCCTTTTTCATATTATCCAACTAGTAAAATTCGTGTCATGGTCTGGCGAAACATCGTCGTTTGAATTACTATTGTATTCAGGGAATGAAGTTTGATTAAAACTCATGTATCTTACAAATCTTTCTGTATAGTGTTGTGCTAAACTAGTTTCTTTATCAATAAGAAAGTCTATTTCGTTTTTATCTACGTTACTAGCGTTTTCCGAACTATGCTTGAATATACCTTTAGCGTTAATTGTATAACTCGCAAATGGTAACCACTCGACCATAGCCCAATGTATAAGCATCGGTTTAACATAAGTAGTTAATAAAGACAAATAGTTTCCACTTAAAGTGTTTGCTACAATATCAGCTTTTAACTTGTTAAATAAGTCAGTCCCTAAATAATTAGCTATATGAATTTCCTGCGCTATTTTGATATACTGAATAAAAGTATCTACGTCAATGTTTCCGTTTAAGCTAGTATGCTTAACTAAATCTGTTCTATTTATAAGTAATGCTTCTGCCATTAGTTAAAGCGTTTATTTGTTGGTAAAAATCCATTGTAAGGCATATCTTTTGGTTGTTGATATACTCTGCTATCGTTTACAGGTGCTATCTCTCCTTGCTTTCTAGTTTCACTTGCAGTAAATTTCTTTGCTAAAGGTGAGTTAACATCCGATTTTCTTAAATATGTTTCTCTGGTCCAATAATGGTGGCAGTCTCCTCCCCCTTTATACAACCAAATATCGTAATTATCAGCTCCTTCAGGACCCCAACCTTTATTAACTTCTTGTGATGACATTCTAGTTATGTCCTCTTTACGGTAAACTTTATTAGCGTTTAACATAGCTTTGCAAAAACCTCTTGAATTGTCGCCTATATTACCAGAATATCTATATCTAGTTTTAAATATTTTACCGTCTTGTTCAGATGAAGCGTTTGGATTTGCAGTTCCAGTCTTAACTAGGTTAACTAATTGTTTTAATTTAGTAGGTTTTTGGTTGTTTAAATCGTGAATTTGTTTATCTAATTCATCTTCTAAATCATAATCTACTTTACGAGAATCAATTAAAACCCATTCATCTTCGTTTACATCTTCGCCAAATTGATTTAAGTCTATATGTTCACTTAATGTTGTATCTTGTGCAATTGCATCTTCTTTTTTAGCGAATTGGTCTTCAAATGGATTCAATCCCTCAAAATATAACTTTAAACTAATGTCGTTTACTGCTAATATTTTAGCTATTGCATCCGTAATTAATTGTTGAAATGGTTTAATTACTAAGTTGTCAAAGATAATCAATGAATTTTTTAACTCGTCAGCATTTGAACTAAAACCTGTACTTGTAGCAATACCGAAAATCAAAGGCGAAGTAACGTTATGAGCCAACATAATTTTACGCATACATTCTTCACTCAAGTAGTTATAGTGTGCAGGTGCTTCGTTTAATGGAATAGACTCAATTGTTGTTGCGTTGTCCTTGTTTTTATTGAATGAATAAACGATTTTTTTACCTTTTGAACCAGTTAATTTAGCGTTCGCTTTACGTTCTATATCTCTTCTTTGTTCTTCCGTTCCTGTACCACCTACGAAGTTAACTACCATTGTAGGCGAAAAACCGTTTTGAACATCGTTAATTAAATAGTCTGCTATTTCTTCCTCTATTACGGTGTAAGGTAAGCCTCCTGTATAGTCAACATTAGCGTAATACTTCATACCAACCGAATAAGGTTTAACATAAAGTATTTCAATGTCTGACTTTCCAAAACCAAAAGCATCTAATCTTTTCGGAGCATATTTTTTAACATCTTCCCAATTATCACTATAATAATACGCTTCAATGTCTCCGTCTTTATTACACTTTTCAGCACGTAACAAATGAACAGGAATATGATAAGCCTTTAATACTTTAGTTCTAGATTTATCATAGTGTACTTGAATCGCACATTGTCCTAATTGCTTAACTTCAACACATAACTTTCTAATGTCATCACTACTTATCAAAGTAACTAATTGAGCGTATTCAGCAGGTTTTTTATTAGCATCTAAAGCAGTTAAACCTTTACCGTAAATAAGTCTAGTAATATTGTTAATCACTGCGTTATTCGTAGCCGAATTTACGTGTCTATCAATTAAGAATTGAAAATAGTTATTGTCTTCGCCATATTCAACCCAATCTTCACGTGTACTTTCGTTAATAATTGGCGCTTTATATTCAGCTAAATTGATTACTTGTATTTTTTCGTTGTCCATTAATCTAAAATTATGAAGTCATTTGATGTGCTTGTACTTGTGTACGTATCTTTATTAATTGTGTAGTCTGAAATAGTCTGATTAGTACAGTAGATTTTATCTATATAAACTGGTGTAGATGAATTTAAAATCTCTAGTCTATATGTATGTTCTTCTTTAAGTGAAAAAATTGCTGTAATCGTATGGTAATAAGTTACGTTTGTTGAACTTTGAATTGATACCGTCGTCGTTACATTCGTTTGTTCATCCGTAATAGTCATAGTCGTATATGTATCACTTCTTGGAATGAAACTAAACGTTTGAGCCGTACCGATTTCTTTTAAAACTATCATAATCTTAAAACGTTTAAATGATTAATTTGTTAAAATAAAAAAGGCTACCGATTAAGATAGCCTTTTAAAGTAGTAATATTTACTTACTATGAAGTAACGATAGTAGCAGTGCTAAACAATGTTGCTAAACCTGATTCAGTTGAACAATTCAAATGATTTGCAGGAATTCTCTCCATTCCAGTAAAAGTTAATTTATAACCATTGAAATCTCCCATCTGCGTTCCATTGTCAATAGTTGCTTCAGTTACATCCATTCCAAATTCTAAACCAGCTAAAAAGTATTGTCCTTGTCTATTTCTTACAACGATATGTGGTCTACCGTAAGAAAGTAATTTAACCATCTTAGTTGTAGCCACGTCTTGTTTTTTCAAGTCAATAGTCAATATTTGCTCAAAGAAAGTTGTACCATTCTCTCTTGAAGAAGTACCTTTTTGTACAAATGAATTATTCCCTTTTAACGAGAATTTGTAAAGGTTACTAATATTGTTTACATCAGTAATCATATCCGTAGACGTTCCGTCATAGGTTAAATCACTTTGCATTGTTGGGTTGAAATTTGCAATATAGATAATGTCTATTCCTCCAACACTATCCTTGCATGATTCACCTCGTCCGTTTGTTAAATCGCATGCCATCTGTTTGATTTTTAATAAGTTAAACAAAAAGGGGTAGGTTCTTTTACCCACCCCTTTAATTAATTTTTGCTAATACTAGTTAGCAGCGTTAGTGATTCCGTATGTTACGATGTCTCCTACTGTATGGTAACCAACTGCAGCAGTTGCTCTCATAATGAAACGTACATTTTCTGAACCGTCTAAATCTGCCATATCTAAAACTTTAACTAAATTTGCATCGTTTAATAAACCTGTTGCAAAGAATAAGTTATCAGCAGTTGTAGCGATTGCAGTATTAGAAGCCAATCCATTTGCGCAGAAAACTTTTACTCCGTCAAATGTTAATTCTTGACCGTTGTACCATTGTGTACCATTGTTTCCAACACCATTGTTTGAAGTTGCTGCAACTGAGAACCCTCCTAACGCTTGGATGTATGCACGGTAAATATTTTGTGATACATATAAATGTAAGTCATCACGTCCAAATAATGTAGATGGTATCGCCGTAGAAATTTTACGAAGCTCCTCGATACAGTTTGCAGCAGTAACAGAAGTTCCAGCAATTTCATTTGCAGTAGGTAAAGCAGCGTCAACAGTTAACTGAGTCATGAAACCATCGATTGAGCCAGAAGTACCTGTAGCACCTCTCCAAATAGCAACCTCAACTTGAGCAGCAACTTTCTCAATAACGTAAGCGATTAAGAAATCAGAAAAAGATTTAGGTAAAACATCGTGAGCAGACATTCCCATTTCCTCAGCTTGATATGTACTTTTGAAGTCAGATTTACATAATTGTAAATTTACTTGCAATTCCTTTGGAGTTAATACTTTCTCATTTAAAGTTACTGTTGAAGTAGCAGTAAAGTCACATGAAGCATTTTTCAACAAATCGTCAGTCAATAATCTGTGTAAAACAGTTTTGTATTTAACGTTTGGTAAAATTGTAATTTTTCCACTAGATAAAGTGTTTCCACTTAATAAAGCAGCTTTAACATATTTCCCTGAAGATTCTCCAGAATATGTACTTGTAATTGACGTTGTAGTAGCCATTTGTTATTTATTTTATTTGTTATTGTAAATAGTGTTTAAAATTCTATCTCTAGCAGATAGGTTTTTTTGAGCAGTTAATTTAATTTGCTCCATTTTTTGAACGTTTTCAGGATTGAAAGAAATAGGTTTAGGTGTTTCCTCTAATTCAACTACCTCTTTTACCTCTTCTTTAACTTTCAATTGCTCTTTAAGTTCAGCAATAATTGATTTTAATTCGTTTACTTCCTCTTGACTTGCGAAGTGTTGCTCCTCAATAGTTGAACGAATCACTTTTTTTGCCGTTTGTGTCGGTTCTGTTGACGCTTCAACTGGAACTTCAGCAATAGGTTCTTTTTCTTCCATTGGTGCTGCTTCTTCTTCTTTAGCTGCAACCTCTCCAATGATACCATCTTCATAAACTTCCAACATTTGACCGTCCTCTAATTCGTACTCACCAATAGGTAAAGGAACGTTTCCGTTTTCAGAAACAATAAATATTTCTTTTCCTACCTCTAATGAATCGAATTCTAAAACAGTAATACCGTCAGCAAGTTTCATTTGTGCCAATTTAATTTCCATTTCTTCTAACTTTAATTTAACGCTGAATTTTTGCTCTAAAAACTCACGAACGCTTTTTAATTTATCTTTCATTATTCTTTAAACGTTTAGTTAATTACTCTGTTATATATACTTAACCTCTAGCTACGGTTATCGTACGTTCTACATTCGTGTTTGTAACGTTTGATATAGTATGTTGTTGTAAACTTCCAACTCCTTGCGCTTGTAAAGTACCGTCACAACAATTTACATTATACGTACCGTCTTCACATAGGCAACCTCTATTCCCACCTTGTGGACTTGTAAGGCTTTCTGTTTTCTTTTTTCTTCCCATAATTTATATTTCTGTTATTATAAAATTTAAATGAACTAATGTTATATTATTTGAACTTTGATTTTTAACCCATACCTCTACGTAATCGTTTGGTGCCAATTCAACAATTGCTTGAATAGTTACAGTCGAAGCCTTTCCACTACTTGAGCAGGTTGCATCCATTTCACTAGAATCTACTATTACACCGTTTTTAAAGAATGCAAAGTTTAAGATATTATTGTTTCCGCTTGTAACCGATATAGAACTTTCTATTTTACAATTCCTAATTGTGTTTAAGTTTGTAACTCTATTATTAGTGTGCTGAAAATTATCGTTATAAATTCCTAATGTTGTAGTAGTTCCTAATTTATAAAAGTTAGTTGTTGTAATAGTTGTTACACTTGTTCCTAAATGGTCATAATAATTTAAAAACGAATTTAATTTACTTCTTAATATTCGTTTAAGTTCATCACTCCCATCGTCAAAATAAATATAATCTGTACTCTCAATGTGAGTAGCATCCTTATATCTTATATAATGTGGATATTTACTCATTAATTAAGTTTTCTATTTCTTTGATTAATTCATCTGTTTCCGAAAGTTGTTCACTCGCTTTTACTTCAGCTTCTTTATATTTGCCCTCGATTGAGAAACCTTTATACTCTCCATTCTTAACTCTTACCCACTCGCTATCGTTGTAAACTTTCATCTTTACAATCCAACTTCCTACAGGTGCGTTAAGGTTATAAATATTAGATTTGTCTTGTTTAGAATCTTCTACTATCCAACTTTCAATAACGCTAACTCCCTCAACATCTCTCTCGTGTTGTGATGTTATTTTATTTAGGTTAAGATTTTTCATGAAAAGTTCGTTTGTCTTTTCGATAGTTTGAGCAGTGAAATAAATGTTAAATTCCTCTCCATCTACGTTACGATAAATCTTTTTGTCAGGCACTAAAGCAATACCGACAACCTCTCTTTTTTCTTCGTTGGTAACTTTTAACTCAATCTCATGACTAGACAAATAAATAAACTGTTCTTGAATTGCAGGCTTGTCTACTAAGGAAATTGCAAAGACTCCGTCAACGTTTTCGTCTTTAATTATCATTTCAATATCTTCTAACTTTTTCATACTTTTAAAACGTTGCATTTCTTAATCTGTTTCTATCTAATTGTTGTTGACTTGTCATGTCCCCACTTACAACATATGCTTGAACTGGTGCTAAATTTCCTAATTGATTTTGTCCGTTATTACCTACTATATTAAAGTTTGGTGTAATTACAGTTGAACCCCCACCCATTGGACTTGAGCCACCACTCATTGAGCCACCACCTCCACCGCTTGAAGTAGCACCACTATTAAATTGTTGTGAAGCTATTTTTTTAACGTTAATTAAACCTGCAGTAATCGCAGCACCGGCAGCAATAAAACTAAACGGAGGAGGAGATGAAGCCAAAGCAGCATTTGCAGCCTTATAAGTATCAATAACAGCACTCGCTATATTTATAGCTTTTTGAATCTTAAATGCTCTCTCTTGTTGTGCCTTTGATTTGCCTGCAAATAGTTCGCTAAGGTTTGAAATAATTGAAAGTGAATCATGAACACCTTGCACTTGTTGTGCTATTCGTTTCTGTTTATTTTCGTCTTCTTCTTTATCTAACCGCTCTCTATCCTTTCTATACTTCGCTTCAATAGCTGCAATTTCACCCTCAGTTAATTCTTTATTTTGTAGTAGTTCTGATTTTTGAACATCTAATAAATCTATCTTTGCTTGAAAATTATTTGCATCGTCAAGTATTGCAGCTTCTAAATATCCTTTTGCATTGTCGTAAATATCTTGGTCTGCTTTTTTAGCCTGTTCAATTCTATCTTTTTGGTCTTTTTCTTGTTGTGTTAAAGCATTTTCGCCTATCTTCCTAATTTCTTCGTTTAACTCTTTTAGAGATTTTAATTTTTCTTCTTTTATTTCTTTATCAGTATCTTTTTCATTCTTTACTTTTTTGTCATTAATTTTTTTACGTTCTTCATCTGCTGATTTATCAATGTCATTAATCTGTAGTTGATAACCTGCTCTATCGTTTTTTAATTTTGCTAATGCTTCTTTTTGTTCCTTTTCTACTGCTGCCCCCTCCTCTTTTACTTGTTTAGGGTCGAACATAACTGAAGTCATCCAGTTGTTTAATTTATTATTTAGGTCTAAATCTTTACCTAAAACTTTTGCAACCTCTGTTATTGTTTTTAAAATTATTTGTAAACCACCAGTTACAAACATTAAAATACCCTTTAAGATTTCTTTGTTTCTTTTTTCAGCTTCAAGTTGTGCTTTATGTGTTTGAATACTGTTTTGTAAATCTATTTCGGCTTTCTTAATTACTTCATCTGTTTGAGCAATCTTTAATTTTAATATTTGCTTTTCTGTTAAACCTTGTAACTTTAAAACATTATCCTGATTATTTAATTTATCTAATTTAGCTTCTTCGATTATTAGATTTTGCTTTGATTTCTGATTTAGTTTTTCTTGTTCAGCAGTAACTCCAGACATTAACGATTTTATGTCGTCCCAGTAAGCATAAAGAGTACCTATTGCAATAACTAGTAAACCAATTCCAGTTGCTGCAACCTCAGCTTTAATGCCTTTAAATACAAGTTTACCAACTGCACCTAATTGCCTAAATGAATCCTTCGCCTCTCCTAATTGTTGCAAAGCCCCTGAGATAGCCATTGCACTTTGCACCTTTAACAAAGTAGCTTCAACTGCTTCGCCTTGAACACCAACTAAACCTAAAGCACCTTGAAATGCTCCAAAACCTGCAGCAACTCCACCTAATGAACTTGTTAAAGCGTTAAATTTAGCGTCAGGATTAAAGGCATCTGTTAAGGCTTTTGCGTCCCCTATTTGGTCTTTTAATTCAGCTGCTTTCTTTGCTGCTTTTACTGCTGCGTCAGATGTTGCTCCGAACTTTTCACTAAGTTCATTTACTTCGTTTTGTGCCTCTCTAAGTTGTTGTTTAAGAGTGCCAACACTTTCAATCTTAATGTCTAACTCAATCTCTTTTTTAATAGCCATTTTTCAACGCTTTAATTTTTCTAACTCCTTGCTTGTAATTACCTATAATAGTAGTTTCAATTTTAAACTTTCCTTTTGCTATATCTATAAATTCACTTTCACCGTAAAAATTAGATATTTGTAATAGTTGTATAAGTTGTGCTATCATTGTTCCTGAATTATATAACTGTAATATTTATCAATTGTTCCATCTTCAAAAGTATATTCGATTTCTAACTCGATTACTTTGTTGTCGCCACCCTCCGTTATTCTATTTGAAAACGTTTCGGAAACTCTTATGTTACCATCTTCAGTTATTCGACCATAGTAAACATTTGTATCAGTCGGAACGGTTACGCTTATACGTTGTTCACTTGTAATTAAACTTGGCGAAATAGTTACTCCTGGTGTTGTTGTTGCTATACTTGCACTCTTAACATAGTTTTGAAATAATACTTCAACATCTACAACGCTTGTAGGCTTCTTTGCTCTAAACGTTGTGTTAGGTTTAATAGGTCTAAAATCGTTTATCAATTCTAAATTAACCTCACCATTAGTTAGCTTACTATTCATTTGGTTAATGATGTAGCGTTTATCTCTTATAACTAACCTATCGTTTAATTTAAGCGTTGTAAGTATGCTTAATGGTAAAATCGTTTTAACGTTTGTAATTCGATTCTTTTTGTTAAATAAGTTAGATAAATAACCATAATAATAAGTTGCGAATTTACCTTGTGTAATAGGCACGTTTAAAAGACTTGAATTATCCGAACCCCAATTTAATGAATAGTTAACTGTACTCTTTTTCATGTCTTGTCCGAAAGGCATATAAGTTGTAAGGGTATTCGTTGTAGTACCGTTATAGAACTTTATAGACGTGCTTTGCTGCTCATACATATAAAGCAAAATAGGTTTAGGGATATACGGTTTAAAGTCTGGTGCTTTTGTTAAGCAAAAACCTACTTGTGTCATTGTACCATCAAACTCCGAATGCAATAAGTTTTCAAAAGGTACTTTAATTTGATAGTCTGCACCATCATAATTATAAGTGTTATTTAAGTCGCCATATTCCTTACCAAACAAATCAAAGAATTCACGATTCATGAACGATTGACTTTGCTCATGTTCAAACTTAATAGTCTTATATAATGGTACTCTTGAAACGCTTATTTCTTCAGTCGTTGTATGTTTAGTTATATCTATAATTCGCCCCTTATTATACCAATCCTCTAAAGGTTCAATTTGAAATATAGATGTAGTTTTAGCGTAACACGTTAAATTAAAGTTTTTGAATATACCTGAAAGGAAATCATAAACAGTCATGTCAGGCATTAATGAAGATAAGCCGATTGAACCTGCGCTTAATGTCTGATTTGCATTGTAACCAGTTAACAAATATGTGTCCATATCAAATGTACCATAACCAACATCAGGTATGTTATATTTCTCAACTTTTTGATAATTATAATAACTATCAAAATTAAAGCCTCTATTTGCTCTTATGATACATTTTATAACATGAGTATTTCCACTTGCAGTTGTTGTATTTATTGTTCTAACATTATAAGTATTATTACCACTTCCATTTACGGTTGTTAATAATGTTCCATTTTCATAAACATCTATAGAATAATTTGCATTTAAATCTGTTACATTAAATATAACTAATTCTAATTCTATAGACGCTTCAATTATTGACGCTGCAAAATTAGATTCTTTCAGTGTTACAGTATCATTTACTATATCCATTAATTCATATCCTAAAAATTGGTCTAAGTAATTTTCGTAATCTATAATGTCAATAGTTTTTGGAACTGTTAATACTTCAAAACTTTCTTTATTCTTACAATACAAAAAACAATTAGTAAATCTTTTATCAGTTAAAAACAAACCCTGAAAGTCTAAACTAAATTTAGTTTCAATTGCTTCAAAGATTTTAGATATTTTTAAAGCAGGGAATAATTCCGTATAATTTATTTTGCCCCCAGGAATACTTATGTCTGTACTTGTTGAATCGCCATAAGTCCAAAGCCTTTGTGAAGTAATCAAAGGAAAGCGTACATCGTAATCTGTAGTATCTGTAATTCTCGATTGAACTTCTGAACCTGAATAAGTAGAAGTAATAGACGTATAATCTAAATCTTTTAATTTAGTGTCCCCAAACTTATCTTTTAATGAAAGTGTTTCGCCGTAAAAAGTAATCGAATAGTTTTCGTTTTGATTATTCTTAACCATTGCCTTTTCCAATTGAATTTTGCCAGTCCTGAATGGTATATAATCAATTTCAATGTAAGCGTTTCTACGTAGGTTATGGTCCAATAAAGTATCTATATCGTTATTGTAAAAGTGTTCAAAGATTTTATTATTAACAACACTAGACGGAACTGTAAACGACTGTGAATAATCTGTAAATATTTTACTAATATCCTGAATGTTTTGAATCGAACTAGATACCGTAATTTCTTCATCGTTAAACAATTCTATTTTAGAGTAGTTACCACTATTCTCAACCGTTTCAATGTATAAATCTACTTTCCTCATTATAATACGTTGTTTAAAGTGTTGAAACTGTAATCAAATTCTAAAGTGTAGTTAATAGTTTTTGAATTAATCGATTTAAACTTTTCAATGTTTTTAGTTTTGCATCTAACTGCTAAATTATTTAATAATATTTTTTCACTTAACATTATTTCTTGAATAGTTGCTTTAAAGTTTTCATTAACCCACCCTGTATTAACTCTAATACTTTCTTTTGCATTTGTGTTAAATGTTTTAGTTTGTCCCTCTTTAGAATTATAACCAGGCAAAACACTAGGCATTAAATTATACTCAGTATTTTGAATTTCTATATTATCATAACTTGCTTTAAAAAACCATTCTCTTTGCCATGCTCCAAACTTGTTAATAAAGTCAATCGGTAGTGGTGTATATTTACATTCCTCAATAGGTTTAAAGTAGTATGTTCTTAATACATTATTTGAAGCATCTGTAATCTCTAACTTATTACCGTCAGCCCAATAAGTACCACTAACACGATGAATGGTTTTAAGTCCACTTGAGTTGAATGTTCCAGTTGTAGTTGCACCACTTACTAAATTTGTAAACTTTGCTTTCCAACCGTTTGTAACCTCTAAAGTAATATCGCCAGCTTTAGTATTAATGTATGTTGAATTATCGTCATAGTAATAATAATACGTTCCCTCGTCTAGTAAGTATTGACCTCTATCATAATTGTAACCATCCGTATATTCTGAATATCCATCGAACCCATAATAAGTTGTTGTGTCTAATAAAGTAGATGTATTCTTATATCTCTTTATTTGAACGTTACAGTAAGATTGATTAAACAATGCAGTACCAACAGTATTATAATTTAAAGACGGATTAGTAAACTTAATGTATTCTCTAATTAAAGGCGAAACATTGTATAACGTTTGTAAATTAGTTGTACTTGGTATTGCTTTACTAAGTGTGTATTGTGGTGAACTTGGAACACTTCCACTATTCCACAAAAATACTTCTATTTTACTGCTCGTTTGTAAAGATTCATTAACCTCAATAATAAAGGGCGACCTTGCAAATATTCTGTTACTCATTTCTTTGGATTTTGTATTGTATAATCAAATAAATCTAAAACTTCTAAACCAAACTTTTCAATCAATTCATCTGGTAAAGTTTTAAACGCTGCTTCAAATGGTGTTGTCAAAAATAGACTTGGTTTAATACCATGCCTAAAGACTGACCTTGCTATTAAGAATCTTAAAGACTTTCTACTAATAAACTTTCCATTCTTATCTCGTGGTGCAATTCCTTTGCGAATCATCCAAGTATCAATGCCTTTCGTTAAACCCCCCTTTGGTCCTGAACCAGTACCGAATTTATATTTACCGTTACTTACAACTTGTTTTGGATTACCGTTTTTGTCTTTTCCTTCAGGACCAACACCATTAACACCTTGGTCCTGATAATGTCCGTATTCCTCCATTTCAATAGACATCTCAAAAGAGTTAGCAGAAACTTTTACATTACCTTTTAAGCTATCATGTAACGTCTTTGTACTATTCTTTTTTAGACGTGTTAAGTTTGACTGTGCTTCTTTAACTACATAGTCTGTAAATCGTTGTAACTCCTTTTCAACTCCTTTACTTAACATACTGTCATATCAGGGAAAAATGAAACGTCTAATGTCATTGTGCAACCTGCGATATAATTCTCGAATCTCTCCTCAAATGGTTCAACGCTTGGACTACCCTCAACAATATATCCACTATCAACAAGACTACCATGTCTTAATTGTTGGTATAATCTATTTAAAGTAAGTAAAGCAGTATTGATTACATATTGCTTATTGTCATTACCTTTGAATACATCCGTTACTTCCGCCTTTGATAAGTCAACAACATCCATTGCAAGTATAGATAAGTTACACTTAATTACATTGTCAACAAATTGGAATGAATTAACTATAATATGCGATAAAGGGAACATAGTAGTTTTTGCCAAATCAATGTCGAATAAACTTCCTTCTGTTACAGTGTTAACAAATTCATCAGCTTCTAACTGTGTACGAATTGCGTCTATTATTTGTAAGTGTCCTTTCATTCCTTAAATATTTCTTGTCTTTGTTTCTTATAAGTTAACCATGTTAAGCATTGATGAATGGAAAGTTTTGTAACTTCATCGAATCTTCTAACATCCCCTTGAGCGAGTTCATATATACTTGTATACCATCCCCATTGTTTCGCAAATTGAGTTGCTCCACTAAAGTCGCCTGCTGTTCCTTGCTCATCTTCTTCATCTCCCTCTCCAAAAAGGTAGGAATAGCTTTCAACAATTGTTGTCCTAAACTCCAAAAAAAAACCTGCGCAGCAAGTACAATAGATAGTGGAGCATATTGCATAACCTCTGCGTAGTTCAAAGCACTTTGATAAGGTTCTATTTCGTACTTATCCCCTTTCTCTTTTACAATTGGTCTGTACATAACTGCCATAGCTTTATGAAGCGTGTTAACGTCTTGAAGATACTTTTCTAAATCGATATACTCTCCGCTTGTAATATTCTCTAATCGGTTATAAATCCAAACTCAACGTTATGTATTTTGAATCTAGTTTTAAATTTATTCTTTGCTTTAAATAAAGTGTTAAAATGATTAGTAAGGTTTAAAATATCCTTTTGCTTTATCTTAACTATCTCTTTTAATTCAATGCCACAGAAACGCTCTACTAATCTTTGCCCTATATAATCTTCGTCATCACTTCCTTTAACATCGTCAACGAATTGTTGATAGTGTAACAAAGGAACTTCATTCAAACTTTCGGGAATAATTAACTCTAATTTCATATTATTTAAACGTTTAATTTTATTATTTGTATTATCGTATAAAAGGTAGACTATTTTGGTTTTCGTTTATTTGATAAGTTACTGCATAACGTAAAGCATCTAATGCGTGGTTATATTTGTCGATAGGTGTCTCACTCTTTTTTTCTAACCAACAATATTTGTTTAACTCTTTGATTAAGTCTATACTACTTTCATCAATTACTAAATCATACTCATTA